CAACTGTAATGCCTTTGGTGTCGATGCCAACCAAGCCATCGTCAGCATTGAGGACAGCTGTCTTGCCGCGCGGGGCCGTCTTTAGGGCCATCGTGGTCTTGCCTGTCTTAGGCTTTCCGTAGATCGTGTAGATCATTATTTCTTGTCCTTCTTCTGGTTGGGGTAGTAGTCCAATGGGTCGCTAGTTGTCACGTACCGGGTCTTTTGCTCAATAGCGCTACTGCCATGCATAAGGTCTGCCACAGTCAGATCTTTGTAGTTACACAAGTAGCCGCTGCAGGCGTTAAGGTTGCGCTCCACGCAGTCGGGGTCATCCCACTTGTACTGCAGCATACGACGGGCTGTTGTCAAGAACGACTTAAGCTGCCTGCGTGACTGCTCCTTGGAGAACTCCATGACGTCCCTGCGGAACAGCTTGCTATAGTCCTGGTTCTCAAGCTCCAGTATGAAATCCTGCACATACGCACGCTCTTCGTCATCGCTGATAGCCAGCAGGTCAACGTCGTTAACAGTGGTCATCCAACCGATATCACGCAGCCACTTCTCAAACACTGGCAGTGTAGTCTGTGCTGGCTTAAGAGCACGGCTAATCTTGCCTTTTTTAGTTAACGAAGGGGTTCGGATAGACTCAGTACGACAGTAGTCGTAGATAAAGCCCTTAGGCTGAGGTATTCCCAGCTCTAGGTACTGTGGGGCCTTTTTACACGCCCACAGGTAACTGTAGTTCTGGAATGCCAGCTCCCTGTAGCGCCACTCTGGCAGCCTAGCGTGTGTCTTATGGTCAAGTAGCCAGATGTCCCCTTGGTCGTCCTCCACGATGAGGTCAATACGACCACGGTACAAGGCTTGTCCTTTGAATATGGGGCGCTCCACTGTAAGCTCAGCCCTAATAGGAGTGTACTTGTCATCCTGGTACAGCCAGTCATAGCTGAGCATAATGTTTTCGCATTCTTCAGCAAGACCGTCTGCCTCTTCCTCAAAGGACTTAAGCCGGGCCTCTTCAATGAGCTCTTGGTGCTTGTCCTGCCAGCTCCTGCCGTTAGCGCGTTCCTCTAGCAGGGAGTGAACCCAAGTGCCCCTAGTTAGGGGGCGTGAAGTTAGCCTAGGACGTAGACCTAGCACGTTTCCATAGTACACCTCTCGAGGGCAGTTAACAAACGAGCTAACCATACTCTGAGTGATGACGGGGATGTCACCTTTCATAGGCCACACGCCACGATCCCTAGTAGGTAGCAAGGGTTTCCCCTCCCCAGTACCTCGAGATTTCGACGTCCGCCTTGATAAAGAAGTCCTGTCTGAGACCATCATCAGCCCTTTCCATAGTCTCTTTGATTATCTTGGCTGCTTTACGAGCGTTCTTATATGGAACCGTTAAGCAAACTGAGTCGTGCACTGTGGTTATTAGTTTAGCACCTAAACGCTTTAAGCGCAAATCGCCAGCTAAACGAGACAAACTAATAAGCATGAAGTCACTGCCAGTGGACTGAACGGGGCTGTTGATTGCCTGACGAAATGCATTCTCCTGAACCCAGTAGTCCTCGTCATACACACGTGGCAAGTTGCGGAACCGTCCAAACGCATTAGGAACACCGCCATATCGCAGGCAGAAAGCGCGCTGACGTCGGTACCAGGGCTGCAACCCGCTAAAGGTGTCAAAGTAGTCCGCACGGAACTTTTCTGCATCCTTTTGGCTAATAACGACCCCGTAGGACTCCTGCAAGTAGTTGGCAAAGTGCTTAGCATGCATTCCATACAGGAAGCCAAAATTCACGCCCTTGGCCAAGCTGCGTTGCTCCTTGGTGAAATCCTTAGTGCCTACCAACTTTTCAGCCATGTAGGAGTGAATGTCCTGCTCCTGCCTAAACAGTTCCAGCATAGTCTGCTCTCCTGCGAGTGTGGCAGCTACACGAAGCTCCAGCTGGCTGTAGTCCGCCTCGATCCAAGCCAAACCTTTCTCTCCAAAGAGGTTGCGGATCTTAGTGTCGCGCGGGATCTGCTGAGAGTTAATGCCAGGGTCATCACTTGAGGGGCTAGCAGATGACAAGCGTCCCGTAACGGTACCGGTCAGCTTAAAGCTAGTTGCCACACGTCCCGTCTCGCCACGCTCTCTCAAGGGCACGATAAAGCCAGTCATAATCTTGTGCAACCGGCTTCTCTCGCTAAGCAGGCGCGCGCCCTCGTGGTTAACCTTAGCCAGTGTGGCCTGAGAGAGACTAGGAGCGCCTTCAGGCCAATGTTTGTTAGGCTTCCCTCGGTTAACGCAGGTAGCCCCACAGTAGTCGTACAGCCACCAGCGAGTCCAGTTGGTACTCCCCCACTTGGGGTCTTTACCCTTCAAGAAGTCAGGCCACTCGTCAGGATGCGGGATCATGCTGTCAAGCTTTTGGTCAATCTCTGCCAACTGGGACTCAACAAGCCCTTCCACCTCATGAAGCTTGTCTAGTCGCACTGGCATGCGGTTGTTCTCCATCTGGGAGAGCGGTTCAATAGCTGGCAGCGTAATGTTCTTCATGATCCAGTATGGTCTAAAGCCAGGCTTCTTATTCTTACGGATCTCACTCTTCTGCCATTTCATAAGCTCACGAGTGACGTGGACGTCCTTGGCCACATACTCACTGACTTTCTCCTTACTGGCAGCTTTAATATCCTGGATCTCATCGAGGGACCAGTCATCGTAACCAAGTACCCTCTGTCCTAGTTCCTTAAGGCCAATCTTACGGTTCTCATCCAGCAGGTGCGCCATGAGCATAGTGTCCCACACGCACCTCACATCAGCCCCGTAGTGGTGCAACCACTTAAGGTCAAAGTGGGCGTTATGGAACACGCCCTTGTGCAGAACCAGCCTACTTATCGACTTAGCTGATTTTGGCCACCACACTAGCACGTGCTGGTTCTTGACAGGGGCGAAGGCCATGCAGACAATCTCCCCTTTAGTTACTGCCAGGCTAGTAGTCTCAATATCGCAGACTACAGCCCCTGTGTTCTCTTTTAAGAATCTTTTTACATCCTTTAGGCTGGATGTTACTTGAACTTCCATCATGTCCTGCCTCATGCAATAAATAATGCCCCCTGAACTATTCAGTTCAAGGGGCTTAGGTGCTTAGCTACTTTCGAGCGGTGCGACGGCGGCGAGCTGCAGGCTTCTTAGCAGAAGGCTTCTTAGTGGCCTTCTTGGGAGCGGGCTTCTCCTCTTCCTCCTCTGCCTCAACCTCGTCTGCGTCATCAAGGTCTTCATCCTCGATGTCATCGTCTTCGATGATCTCCTCTTTCGGCTCAGCCTCCGGCTCCTCAGTCTTCTTAGCTGGCTTGCCAGCACGTCCCGAGATGGTCCAACCAGACGGCAGCTCGTTGATGTTTTCCAGAGCGCGGTCAATCAGGGCATCGAACTCGCCAGACTCGACAAGCTCAGAGAACGCCTGGAATGCAATGGCGCGCTGTGCCTTGTAGCGGGCCTTCTGGTTGTCGAGGCCTGTGGCCTCAACGAACTTAGAGATGCCTGCTTCAATCTTGGACTTCATGGTGGTGGTCTCTTCCACCTGAGCCTTAGCTTCTGCCTTGGTCTTGCGGGCGGTCTTCTTGGTTGCCATGATACTCTCCTTATGGCTTGTGGGGTGTACAGTTTCTGTTCCTGTGAACAATGACTACTATAGCACGATTAACATTATTTGACAAATCGTAAGTTAGAAGTCGTTTTATGGATAGCTTAGGTGCTCGTGGGGGTGTGGTAACCGGATGCCCCTCCCCGGCTAGAAGTTAGCTGGCCACCTTCTTGCTCGTGTTGTAGGGAGCCAGCATCCAGTCCTTGACCTCAACCTCAGCACCGTTCTCGCTGATGCGAATGATGCGCTCGAAAGTTTCCTTCTCAGCCTTAGTGCATCCCTCAATGATAGTTACGGTGCACATGTAGGTGTCTTCTCCAAGGTGGATCTTGGGTTGGCTTCCCAGGGTTACAGCGCCGTTGTCGGACTTGTTGATGACCTTGTATGCAACGTAGTAGTTGGTGGATTTCATTTTCTTGCTCCTGTCTTGTAGTGCCTTAACTGCTTACATGATTAAGTTTAGCACAATTATCGGAATAACGCAAATCCGATTAAATTTTATGGTTGGGATGAGCGTGATTGGTGGAATGCGCTCCCCTCCAGGCTGTTACTTGGTAGTGAAGTGGCGGCGGTAACCGGTTTCAGCCAGGGTGGTAGCCAGATTGATGGTTTCCTCGTCAATTTCAGAGAACACAGCTGCCTTGCACAAGCCCTCACGCTCAGAGGAGTACTTGGTGAGGCGAGTGGTGTCTGGAGTGTGAACGACGATTTCTCCCTTCTCGAGTGCCTTGTTGGCGTACTCCACATCCTTAGAGATGTTCTTGAGCTCGTCTGTGATCCACTCGGTGAGGCGGGAGATCTCGTTAAGGATGGTGGCTTGGGCTTCGTTGGCTACAACAATCATTTTCTTGCTCCTGTCTTGGTGCTTTTCTTGCTTACACACTTGATTATAGCACGCAATCAGAAATAACGCAAATCGGAGCCTAATCTATCATCCTACCAGACCTAATACGTCCAACAATTTCGTTAAGGTGGTTGTGATCTTTCGTCAAGGTCTGCCACACGTCTTCGTCCACGGAGCCTTTAGCGCACAAGAACCACACAGTAGGGCGCGCCGGGCTCAGCTTGATACGGTCACTAGCCTGCTTAAACGTAACGTAGTTGAAGTCACTGGAGTACCATACCAGGTCGTTAGCTACGCTGATGTCCACTGCCATACTGACGGTACGAGGCTGCACCAGCAACACCTTACCAGAACCCAGCTGGAACTTCTCAATAGTCCGGTTCTTATCCTTAGTGCTGCCAGAGATCTTATAGTAGCCAATACTTTGCTTACGGAGCATCCTGGCCACGATCTTGATCTCATACAGGTGTGTGCAGGCAACTATCACCTTGCCATCAGTCTTGTCTAGAACCTTACGCAACGCCTTTAGCCTAGCGCGGGCCGCTAGCGGGTAGTAAAATTCGTTGTCCTCATCGTCCTTAGCCCAACCTGCCACCAATGTACGCATGCGTAGCAGGCGCGTAAGCGGGTTAAGACCAATGACGGTGTGGCCGCCCAGCCCAACGATGCCGTTCTTCAGCATTTCGTCGCATGTGGCTGTAACAGAAGCAGGTGCCTTATATCGGTACAGTATAGTACGCAACTTAGCCCCGCTGCCAGTCATGGTAACGACATTGGGCTGTATGTAGGCGTTCAGCTCATATTGCCGGATAGGTCGCACCAGCTCAGGAAAGCCCTTATACGTAGTCCACTCACCAAAATGATTCCTAAAGTCACTGGCAGAAGGCCACTTATCTCGTATTGATGGGTCAAGGAAAGTCCACTGACCATAAATGGCATCAATCTGAGAGGGATTAGTTACCGGCGTGCCTGTCATGATAAGGCGGTACTTCCAGCTGTAAGCCAGCTTACGGATGTGCCTGCCAGTAACGGCGCTAGGGGTCTTAATCATGTGAGACTCATCCAGCAGCATGGCCCCTTTGCCTTCAGCCCACTTACTCACTTTCTTGAGGAAAGGCTGCAGTCGTCTGTATGGAGATTTACCAAACTGCTCGTAGTTGACAAACAGTAGTGTGACTCCGTGGAAGTCCCGGAGATCAGGATACTCGTTACCCTTGGTTAGTGGGTAGAATCGGTACTCCACTTGCAGCCACTTGGCCGCTTCAGCTCTCCACACGCTCTCCGCAACCTTGGGGGCCACTACAACAGCTACCGGGGGCTGTACATGCTGCAGCCAGCGGAGAGCAACCGCTGTTTTGCCACTGCGAGGCTCAGCCCACAGTGCGCCAAAAGTGCGCCCCGGCTCGCACAAGCGCTCTAAGGCCACACGCTGGCTGTCTCGCAGATCCATTGTTACAGTTCATCCTCTCGCACAAAGTGTCCACTGGCGTTATTGTAGTAAATGCGTACATCTCCGTGACTGTGGCTGTATCCTAGCACAAGCCAACGCAGCACTGGCTTGGACTGCAGCCACATACCAATACGCTCTCGTCTACTGTAGGGCATTAGCTCTCCTTATACTGGGAATTAGTGGTACGGTCAATGTTGATATTATGTTTTGCTA